CACCGCCAAGCTGTGTTGCGGAACTGACCGACAGCCGCCAATATCGCGCGGTAACCGGTGTATCAAGCGTCACATCAGCATGAACGCTGCTGTACAGAGCGGTTTCTGCTGTGAGAATATCCGTCCATGTTTCATTGTCCTGCGAATAGGAAATAACAGCGTTGGTAGAAGGGCTTCCCCAACCGCCAAAATAGAACGAGCCAGTCGGTATTACGATTCGATTTACCGTGATAGCATGGCCGTAATCAAAAATGATGGGCGAGGACGAACTGATGCAGTTCTTGCCCTTGTAATACTCTCCCCATACAAGGAATGGATAGTAGTAATAGCTCGTGTGTGTGTAGCCGCCGGATACCTCACAGTTTTTGGGATCAGCGCTGATGAATAGCTCTGGATATTCGGCGGCATTGTTGTCGTAGACAAAGGTATAGTCCTCTCCACGCGTCTGCAAAACGCCGTCCACTCGGATGGCCTCGGAATTCTCGACCACCAGCGGCAGTGGGCAATTGAACACGGTCTTTTCACCGTCTCCGAGACCGACCACGACGTTGGATAGCTGAATATGCGGGAAGATATCCGTATTCGGGAGTAGCCACGCCGCGATAGTCGGGCAGCCGATGGCACTGATCATGTGGCTGTTGGCCGTGTCGTAATTCCACCGCTGCGTGGCAAACTGCCAGAGTCGATTGGTATAATCGCCATTCGGCGTGATGTTCGTCTTGGTGCTCAGCGCGGTACCGTTCAGTTCATCCGCTGTCAGCATCTGATTGGACATTCCGAGGACTTCGCTCAAGGTCGAGTAGCTGTCTTGCAGAATGGCGCTGATAACGGCATTGTTGTTCGCGGTCGGCAGCACATATACGCCCTCCACAGCCGCGCCGATGGTGACATAAAAGGTAGCGTAAACCGTCAGCACATCGGTGTCCGTTTTCTCGATGGCAATCTGATTTTCCTCACTGTCGCGGAGCATGGAGTGCGTGACCAGACTGCCGTTGGAGCCGCTGTAGCCGAAGCCGACCTCCGTAATGTTTGCTCCAACGAAATCCGCTGGGGACAGCACGATTTTCTTGCGGATGTAGCTGGTGGGATAGTCCTTGACGGTATCCACCACAGAAGCACTCCTTGCACCAAGAAAGGTAAACATCGAGGTATCGGTCACCGCCGGAGTTCCCGTGCCGGTACCGAGATGGATGTAGCCGAGCTTGGATGCTCTGCCGATCAGCCGCGTGAAAAACTGGTCGAGCACGATATTGTACGAAGTGACGCGCTGCTTCACTTCTCCTGTGACGGCATCCGAAACTTCGATATCAAAGCGGTTATGCACCTTTGGTTTAATAATTCTTTCCATGAAATTCTCCCTCCTTATACGGGTACGTCACCGACCAGTGTCGCTACGACCGAACAGGTGTAGGTGATGTCAAGCGACAGTTCTTCTTCCTGTGTGATTTCCGGGTAAGCGATCGCGGTATTCACAAGCCCTGTCACCAGATAGCTGACCGCCATTTCCGGCTGATCGTCCGTCACATAGTCCGGCTCAAACACAGCGGTGAAGTTCGGCACCTCCAGCGGGCTTGCCTGCGGCGAAAGGAAGCACAGGCGGCTGTAGCTGCCAAGCGTGATTATGACCTTTTGCCGCGATGAAATTGGTACATCGGTGGTAATAAGCAGCGTATTGCCGTTGACCACCGCGCTTGTCACTATCGGGTTGGTGGTTTCCACCACATCCGGTGTAACTGCAAGAAAACTCTCCAGCTCCCGCCGTTTTAAGAGCGAATAATTAAAGGTAATTAAGAAGCGGTTACCGCCTTGTCGCTGCGTCGATACAACAGACAGCACAGGAAAGGTCATGCAGTTGCCGATATAGCAGTCGAGCAGCGGCGGGAACCCAGTCGCATAAGCGTTTTTATCGTCATAGGCGCTGCGGTACTTTATCGGTTTCACCGACAGATGGCAGCTTTCCACAACTTGGCTGTAAACGCTCTCACTTCTGACACTCTGTCCAGCATAGGTACGGGAGGACAGCACATATTTAAACGCACCGCCGTTCTCGCTAATAAATCCGACGCGGAAATCGTTGGTGCGGAACACGCAAAGCGAGGTGTTACCGCTGCCAAGCTCCGGTATCTGCCGTTCCGTTTCCCACAGAAGCTCACCGCTTTCCTGTAAACACAGAGCTCGGTAGTACACCTCGCCGCCTTTGAGGTAGCCGACCAATAAACCTTGGTCGAGCAACGGTTCGTCCGAGGACTGCCAGCCACGACAGGCGGATATTTCCGAAACGCCTGTGGCAAGCGGCACCCTCGAAGAAGCGTCCTGCCATTTCTGCACATACAGCGTTCCGCTTTGCACAAAAAAGAGATACGGCGTCAGTTCGGTTTGCAGATAGTACCACTGCTTTGTCGCGTTGATTTGCCATGTGCCGTTGAACTCAATCGCGACTTCTGACGCCCCGCCCAGCGTCCAGTTGTAATTCCATGGCTTATCCAGATAGGACGGAAACTGCCGCTCATATACGGTGGCCGTGCCGTTATCGAGGCAAATGGCATAGGCAAGAGATGGCTCTTTTTCTCCCGCAAGCTGACGGATTGCCACGTCGCCATAGGACGCGGGAATATCCTTGTGGATGATTTCCGAAAGCAGCGTGTTGGTGGTGGATTGCGTCGCCACGACCCGGAGCTGCGGTTCGGCATCTGTGCTTTTTGTTTGAATGTCCTTCAGAAGCCGCTGACGCAGCTCATAGGGAATCGTCCTCATCCGGCATCGACCTCCTTTGCCAGCGTCAGCATCGCCTTGAACCAGTCTCCCGCCATGCGCTCGGAAAAGGACAGTTCAGTAACGCGCCCATAGTAAACGCCGTGCTTGACAGAAACAGACAGCAGCGCGTCGGTATCCTCCGCTGCCAAAAGCTGCGCTTTTCCTGTGCGATTCACATATGCTGTGACGGCATAGGAAACAGTCGGCTCACCGATGCGCTGAATATAGACACCGCCGCTGAGCAGCGTCTGCTCGGTGCGCAGTACCTCTTGCTTTTCCTCCAGCGACACGAAGCGCGTGATGAGCGTGTTCGTGTCGGCGTTTTTCAGATAACTCATACACGCACCTCCTGCCGGAGCTGGTTGATAATAATGTCAACGACCGACGCCATCTCGCCCTCGGAATTGATACCCTCTACACGGATGACGCCTGTGTGTTCTACTGTTTTCTTCACATCGACGACGCTGTCGTTTGCAACCTTGCCAATGTCGGTGTCCACATTTAGCTTGAAATCTGTCGGCAGAGAGGTTTCCATATCTCCTGCGAGGTCTTTCATCGCGCCGTCGATGTCCTTTGCCATATCGGTTACGGCGCTTACCGCGTCTTTGCCGTTGCTGTCGATAGACCCGGCGAGACCCTCGACCATCATTTTGCCAATCCAGCCCATTTCCTTTGACGGAGAATGGATGCCAAAGAAGTCGCAGATGCCGTCCCAGATAGACGAAATCCAGCCGGATACCTTGTCCCACAGCCACGAAGCAAGCGACTGAATACCTTGCCACAAGCCGGAAACGATGTTCTTGCCAATTTCAAATACCGCACCGACTGCTTGTCCCAGTCCTTCCACTATGGCCGCGATGATTTGCGGCAGAGCTGCCACCAACTGCGGAATTGCCTTTACCAGCCCAACCGCAAGCTGAACAATTAGCTCGATGCCCATTTCGATAATGGCGGGCAGGTTGTCGGTGATGAAGTTCACGATGGTGATGATGATTTCCGGCAGTGCCTCCACCAGCTGCGGCAGCGCGTTCAGAAGTCCCTCCGCCAGACCTTTGATAATGGCAAAGGCGGCTTCGAGGATTTTGTCCATGTTGTCGAGCAGCGTCTGACAGATGAGGATAATAGCCTCCACGATGGATGGAATCAGCTCCGGCAGTGCGTCCGCTATGCCCATTGCGAGGGTGACAATCATATTGATTGCCGCTTCTACAATGGCGGGCAGATTGTCGATGATACCCTGAACGAGCGTCATAACAAGCTGAACGGCGCTGTCCGTGATAGCCGGGAGTGCTTCTACAAGTCCCTCCACCAGTGTCATGATAATAGAAGAAGCGCACTCCACCAGCGTTGGGAGATTTTCCACGATGGCTTTTCCGATAGCCATGACTATGTCCATGCCCACCTGAATGATTTTCGGCAGGTGCTCCATAATCATGTCCGCCAGCCCGCCGACCGTTTTGCCGATAACCTCGCTGATTTTATCAAAGTCGTCACCGGCTTCGACCAGCCCAGAGGTAAACTCGCCGAGCAGCTTCGTGCCATCGTCCGCGAGGTCTTGGAGCTGCGGCAAAAGCACCGTACCCATAACGCGCTTTGCCGCTTCGGAGCCTTGCTTGAGCCGCTGGACGGAATCATCGAAAGCGCCCAGCTTCGCGATGGTTTCTTCCGAGAGCACCGCGCCCATGCGTTTGGCTTCGTCCGTCAGCGCCGCAATACCCTCAGAACCCTGCGCGATAAGAGGGTTCAAGTCCTGCGCGGATTTGCCAAATAGCTGCATGGCGAGAGCGTCACGCTCGGTTTCGTTCGATATGCCGCCAAGCGCGTCGATGACCTCCCAATAGACATCTTCGCTATCTCGCAGATTGCCGTTGGCATCGGTAACCGAAACACCGAGCTGTGCGTAGGCATCCGCATATTTTGCGGAACCGTCCGCGGCACTTGCCATCGACTTGACGTTCTTTGCCATAGAGCCGGTGAGAGTATCAAGAGAAACGTCCACAAGGTCAGCGGCGTAGCTGTAGGCTTGGAGGCTCTCCACACTCATGCCGGTGACCGTGGACTGTGTAAGCATTTCATCGGCGTAGGCGGCGGCTTCCACCGTCATATCCACAAGCGCCTTGCCAGCCGCGACCGCAGCCGTGCCGATAGCGGCAAGAGCAACACCCATAGCAGCTCCGACGCCCTTCAGGACAGAACCGAGCTTTTGAAACTTGCCGCCGGAATTCTCGGCTTGGTCGCCGGTCTGGTCGAGCTCGTCACCCAACTTATCCGTCTGCTTGGCCGTTTCCGCAGCCTCGTCACCCATGCCGTCGATGGCCTTTTCATTGTCCTTAAGCTCGCGCTCCATGCCGTTCAGCTCGGCTTCGGCGTTATTGAGTGCAACAACCCATTGTTGGGTGCGGCGGTCATTCTCTCCAAAGGAGTCGGAGGCATTTTCCAGCGCCTTGCGCAGGGTTTCGATTTTTTCCTTCTGCGCGTCGATTTGCTTGGTCAGTACCTCATTTTTGGAGGTGAGAGACTCGACGCTGCGTTCGTTGGATTCAAACTGTGAGGTGGCGAGTTTCATCTCAGAGCCGAGAACCTTGAACTGCGAATTGATGTCGGCAAGCGCCTTTTTGAACTCTTTCTCGCCCTCGACGCCAATCTTCAGACCGAAATTATCTGCCATAGCTCACCACCTCCTTAAATCCCGCCGGGGATGATTTCGTCAATGTAATACTCGCGTTTTGGCTTTGCTAATCCGTTGTACTGTTTGTAGCACTCCCACTGGTCGAGCAGATGACCGATAGGCATGAGCCATACCTCCGGCTCCGCCCGACCGAGGAGGGACACGCCGTAAAAAATCAGTCGAGCAAACAACTCATTGTCGCTTACCCGACCTGTGCGTTTTTTGGATCGTCCTCCGATGCCACCTCACGCTTGGTGCCCTTATACATGGCGTCCATGATGGCGTTTTTGTACGCAGCCAATTCAAAAGGCGAAGTCAGAAGCTCGACCGATTCCTCGGTGAGCAGTTCCTTCTTCGCCTTCGGATTCTGGAGGTTATATACGAGCACGGACTGATTCGCCAGCAGCGTAATGAGCCACACGATTTCGTCCAGCGCCATTTCGAAGTTTTCGGATTTCATCAGCTTGTCGCCGAGATTGGAGAGTCCGCCATAGCGTTTGGCGATTTCTTTTGTCGCCTTGGTGGTGAGGAGCATCTCATACTCCTGACCGCCGATGGTGATTTTGGTGCTTCTTTCGTCAGCCATTATGCGTTACCTCCCGTAAAGGTCGGCTCATACACCTGCGTGTACCAGCCGGTGATAACAGAAGCCGGAACATCGGCTTCACCATCGGTGACCTCTGCTTTCCACGGGTGCTTGCCGTTCTGGTCGAGCTTATTGCGACGCAGCACGGTGCCCTCAATGGTAGGCGTGGAGAAGGTAATGCTGTCACCCTTCGTTGTGAGATTAGTCGCGGGAATACCGAACTTCACGCGATAGAGCCAGAAATAGCGGTATTTACCGTTGGACTTCTTGGCGCGGAAGCCGATAGCCACAGGATCGCCGCCGTCCTCGGATGCCGCAATTACAACGCCGTTGTCGTCAATCTGAGCGCCGGTCAAATCCTCTGCGGTGGTTTTGCCGATATCGTCAACGCCCAGCGAGAGTGTGCCGGATTTGAACTCCTTCACGACCTCGGCGGGTCCGTCGTCGGCATAAAGCGTCGCTTCGGCAAGCTCGACGGACAGGTCTGCCTGCATCGCCTTGGCGAGAGAAACGGGAGCGGCATAGGTTTCATCACCGTTTGCGCCCTCTGTAATTTTCGAGTAATAAAGTCTGTCAAGACCGATTGTTGCCATAGAAATCAATCCTCCAATTCAAAGTCTTTCGCCACGTCAATGGCGTAATGGTGGTAGCCGGTATCGTCCTCGTGACCGAGATACCGGCGGTCGGTTATCGTGATATCCGCATCGAGCAGAGCACGGACAAGCATATTCTTTGTGCACAGATAGTTGCCCTTGTCATAAAGGGACACCCGCACCTCCTGCGTTTCATGGTGTGGTCGGTTGTCCGCAAACAGCTCAAAGGTATCCGCCATGGGTGTGAACACGCAGTAATGGTCGGGTGCGGAATCCTTGAACACACCGGTTTCCAACGGGATATGCAGCTCACCTACGATTTCCGTTAACAGCGTGAGCAGAAAACGCTCATCAGTCGGGTCCTTGGTGTACTGTGCCGTGACGGTCATGTCCTCCAGTACCCGCTCTGTCGAGGCGCTCCAGTCGGTAAAGGTGTAGCCCTGTCGTACCGGGTCGGGAGGCGGGCTGACCGCGCCGCCGCTGTCAACAATCGCATCTTTCAACAGCGTTCCGTCCCAATCCTGATAGCGGACTGAATATTGCAGAACGCCTTCCTCGGCGGTGATTTCGATTTCACCCAAGCCCACATAAGTATTGCTTTCCTTGTAGCTGTCCTCGCAGATCACGCAAAGCACGTCTGTAATCACAGGCTCGGCAAAATCGAAGGTCAGCGTCGAAAAGGACGCAGCCTCAAACGTGCCGCTGGCGATAAGCTGGGTTCTACTCTTATCTGAGTAGACCGACATATTCTTTGTCACATAATCGTAGCCGGAGTATTTGTTGTACAGTATCAGCCGTGATATTTTGAGTGTGACGGGCAGTTCCCACAGCCACCACGCCGGGTATGCGTCCTTTGCCGCTTCCCACGAGGTAGCCGAGCCATCCTTGATGCCGTCCGACGCTTTCCACGGAGGTGCGCCGCCGGACGTGGGATTGACGGAGCTTGCAGAAACCAAACCGTAGCCGTTATCAGCCGAAAGAATGGGCTGCGTCCACGGAATCCAGCGATAGGAACTCATACGCCATTCACCTCGCTTTCCAGCTTTGCCTTCATCGCCTCAATGCAGGCGTTTTTGCTTGCGGATTTTGCAGGCTTCAGAAACGGCTTCGCCGGTTGACCGTGCTTGCCGTATTCCAGAACACCCGCGATCATAGAGTTGGAGCGCCCATCCGCGCGTCCGTCAGCGAAGCCAACTTTTACATTGAAGTTGCCGTCCTTGTCCTGCTTTGCGGGAGATACGCCCAGCGCACCGACCAGCTCGCCAGTGGAGCGGCTTTCTTCCTTTGTGCCGCTGCCGATGATGGACTGCAGGTTGGATTTGACCTTTGCTTCTACCACCTCGCCGCCCGCCTGCAGCACGCGGGGCAGAATTCCGTCAGTTTTGTCCGCCAGCTTGGAGACCTTTAGGAGAAAATCCTCCGGCAGCTTATACGTCGCTTTAGCCACAGGGCTTCACCTCCTTCGCCAGTACCTCGATATACATCCCGCGTCCCTTCACATCTTCCACGGAGGTGATCTCAAAACGCCCATCGCCGTTAACGATTACCATCGCGGTCGTAACGGTGACACCGGGAATACAGCGAAAGCGGAACAGATCGGTGGCCTCGGAGAATTGAGCACGATTTGCCCATTTCTCGTTGCCATGCCGACCTTCCCGATAGGCTCTGACGGATGCCAGAATAACGTCCGTTTCTGTCGAAAAGCCCTCCGCATCTTTGACGGTCTGTTTCTCTATGAGGTCAATAAAAGTGTTCATCTTGCCGTAACTCATGCTTACACCTTCCAGTCCCGGTCGAGCCGCAGCAGAAGATTGACAGTATTCCACACCTGTTGTCCCGCCTGCACGTTATCCGAAAAAAAGCCGCCCGTGCTGCCGTCCCGTGATTCGTAAAAGTGGGACGACAGCATAATGACGGCCTGTTCAGTGGTGGCGGGCATGGCATTGGTGATGTAATAGCCCTCCGTGACGTGCTGATAGCTCTCGGCATAACGGGTGGCGGCGGTGATGTACAGCCCCAGAAGTTCATCGTCCGCATTGTGTTCCAGAATGAGGTTTGCCTTTACTTTTTCCAGCAGCGTGGTCATGCTGCCGCCCTCCTTTCATCATTCGGATGCCATCAGACCGGCTGCTTTCAGCTTGGCAAGCAGGGCATTGAAATCTGTTACCAGACCTGACGCATCCGTGGCCGTGCTGTCCGCCTGAACCGCGGCGGGTGTAAAATCGGAAGGAAGCCCCGTCACCGAGGCTCCCTCCTTGATTTCTAACGTCCCGCCAATAACGGTTTTCTCGCCGCCCTGTTCGGTATAGTTCTTTGCGTTATAACCCATGTCGCACCTCCGTTACGCGTGCTGCTTGAGCAGCTTGATGCCCTCCGGCAGTACGGTTTTCGCGTCAACACGCTGGAAGGCGTAGAAGCCGGTCTGCAGGTTGGCAATGTGGAGCTCGTCGGCACGACGCACAGTTCTGCCGGTGCGGTCAGCGATCCAGTAGTTCTGAAAATCACCGAAAGCGACCGTGTAGGCACCCGCCGCGATCGTGGGCGCGTACTGAGAAACGTACACGGGGAAGCCGAGCAGACGGTCGGTCTTTCCAGCCTGCAGCGAGGGCTGCCACATATACGCACCGTTGCCGTCCTTCAGTTTGCGGACGCTGGCAAGCGTACCGCTGCCCAGCACAAAGGCGGCATTCTTCTTGTAGCCGTCCTTCAGAGAATAGGTCAGATCGATCAGCTCGTCCGCCTTGATGTCGCTGGCCGTAGCAGTGGTTACGCCGAGGTCGCCGCCGGACGCCGTAAAGATGCCGGTAGGCTGGCCAGAGCCCGTGCCAACGCAGAAAGCCTGTTCCTCCTTCGCCGCAAAAGCGCGGGCAAAGTTATCGATGAGGTATGCCTGAAGGTCGAACATGGAATCCTCAAGCAGTTCCTCGGAAACGAGCGCTGCCGCACGGAGCGTGAACGCGTCCAGAGAAAGCTGATTGAAGGTGGGAGCGGATGGCGTAAACACGCCGGACTCCGCCACCCAGTCGGCGGACACATCGGTCAGCGCCACGTTGATTCTGTGCGGCGCGGCAGTGGTGATCACCTTTGCCAGAGAGCGGATGACATTCTCACGGGCAAGCGCCTGAACGAGCGTGTTGTCGAACTCCAGCGGCACAAGATAGCCGCCGTTGGCGTTGGTGCCTTCCTCAATGACATTGTGGACGGGACGCTTGCCGCGAATGAGATTGTAGAAATCCTCGCGGTATTCATTGGTTGCTCTGGGAATGAGAGGCTTGCCGTTCTGCAGGGCAGGCTTTTCGGTGATGGGAGAGCTGGTGGGCTGTGCCATGGCAGCGTCACGCGCCACGCGATCCTCCTCAATGGCGATCTGATGTGCCATCGCATCCACATCCGCGAGCATTTTGTCGTAGGTGGCATTGTCCTCGGCGGACAGGACGCCGTCCTTGGCGCGGGTGTCGAGGAACGCCTTTGCCGCGTCCCATGCCTTTGCACGCTTTTCACGCATTTCAAGTACCTTTTTCATAATCAAATACCTCCGTCAAATGTATTTACGGGCTTGCAGCTTCTGCATAGCCTCGGTGATGGAAACGCCCGCAGGCGCATCCGCTTCCTTTTGTGCCGCCTTGGGAGCGGCCTTGTGTGTGAGCTTGTTCATGAGCGAATTGGTGACAGCCCTGCGGCTGAAAGCAAAAACGACATCTTCGGAGTGATCGCGTTTCGCGTCCTCCAAGATGCCGTCCGCAAAGCCGAGCTCCACGGCTTTATTGGCGTTCATATAGGTTTCGCCGTCCATAAGATGGGAGATTTTCGCCCGCGACTGCCCAGTTTTGATTTCATAGGCATTGATGATGCTTTCCTTGACCTCGTCCAGCATGGCGATGGCCTTCTGCATCTCCTCGGTATCGCCAATTGCGACAGTCAGCGGATTGTGAATCATCATGAGGCTGGTCGGTGCCATGAGAACCTTTGTGCCCGCCATTGCGATGACCGATGCCGACGAAGCCGCAATGCCGTCAATCTTGACGGTCACATCGTGCGGGTAATCCATGAGCATGGCGTAGATCTGCGATGCCGCCACGCAGTCGCCACCGGGAGAGTTAATCCAAACGACGATGTCGCCGTCGCCGGAAACAAGCTCATCCTTGAACATTCGCGGTGTGATTTCATCGTCCCACCAGCTTTCGTCCGCAATGGTGCCATCGAGGAACAGGGTGCGGACGCCCGTTTCCTCGTCGTTGTCCCAGTTCCAGAAGTGCGTTTTGTCACGCGCCTTTGCGGGACGACT